TTTTTTTTTTTTTTTTTTTTTTGACATTTGTTCGCGCGCAGCAATGGATTCCCGAACCGCCGCGGTCATCCAGATTCAAAGAACAGCCTAAAGTTTGTGCGGAGGCCGCCGTCGTCTACGCGGTCATTCTAAAAAGGTTCCCTTCACGCCGAGCCGCATCGTCACAAGCGACCGGTGACTCGCCCTTTGACTTAATCAGCAGCAGAAGAGCCTCCAATCCAATCCCAGACCAGGTATGCCAGGCGCGCATCAACAACGGCACGCGCGCAAGGCGGAAACAGCACCCGGTCACCAACCCCAGCCTCGTCGCCTCCTCTCCCCAAGCCCAAGAACCGGAGAAGGCGCAGCGCACGCAGCCGGTCATCCCTAGCTACAGACAGACCCCCCAGGAGCAGATCCATCCTTGCGCCACGCACAGAAACCCCAGACGAAGCAAACCAACGAGCAAGGCCACGCAGTATATTGAACCAATTGTGATCACCCACAATTGAGTAGCAGCCGCGAGGTAAGGTCCCTCCAGCTTGCAACACAGCCAGGCGCGCGTCGATCTCACCATCACAATCACCAGCGAAGACAGGCCCAGGGGTGCTTTGCGCCACCCCCTCCGCGCAGTCAAACAAAGCGTTGACGACGCAGGGTATGGCAGGGCCAGGATCCACGCCGAGGACGGGTCCATCGGCAGGAGGAGGAAGAGAAACCGGAACGAGAGAAACCGCATCAGCCTTGGCCGCCTCAACGTAAGCAGGCGGGAGAATTGTCTCGGCTAGCGAAACCACGTAGTCAAGGGGCATCGACCCCGGGATATCTGCAGGCGCTCCCACCTTAGCAGGAGCGACATCCTCGACAACCACCTCCTCCAAAGAAGGAGGGAAGAAAGCCTCTGCCGCAAAAGCGTCAAAAACAGTGGTCTGAGGACGCGCTCCACCGCGGAAATCAGCATCCAAGCGCATGCCGCCAACGCTAAGTTGGACGCGACACAGCTCGCCAAGATAACCAAGCTCCGCAAGAGCAACCGAAACCAAGGAACTGAAGGACGTACTGGCGAAGTAACCCTCACCACGCTCGTCCACGTCAGATATCCCGCAAGAACCGTCGAAACCACAAGAACCAGAGCAGACAGCACCCCCGCACCACACCGTCGACTTGACACCAACGGGGAAGACGTCCTGTCCTGCAGTGCCAGAACAAGACTCCTCCTCGAGGGCTTCGGCATCGGGGGCAGCCAGCGGAAAGTGCGCGATAGACACGCGAACACTCTTCGGACCACCGAAACCCCCCGAAGCCTGCGCGGTGAGCAGTGCGGGTGCACTGAAAACGCGTGACTCTACATTCCGCAACAAGAAAGGGATAAAGACAGGAAAATCAGGCTCAAAATCGCAAAACATACAAAGGAAGGGCAAAGACTTATGTGTATCAAGAG